CGGGCTTCTCGGCTGCTCCGGTTAAGAACGAAGGTTCGGCCATTGCGTATGACAATGCGCAGGAAGTCTTCACTGCCCGCTATAACCACGAGACCATTGCTTTGGGTTTCTCGCTGACTGAAGAAGCGATTGAGGACAACCTCTACGATTCTCTGTCTTCGCGTTATACCAAGGCGCTGGCCCGTGCCATGGCGTATACCAAGCAGACCAAGGCGGCTGCGGTTATTAACAACGGCTTTAGCTCGAACTACCTCGGTGGTGACGGCCAGCCTCTGTTTAGCCAGAGCCATCCGCTGGTCTCCGGTGGTGTCAACTCCAACACGTCTTCTACCAATGCCGACCTGAACGAAACTGCGCTTGAAAACGCGGTTATTCAGATCGCCGGTTGGACGGACGAACGCGGCCTGCTCATCGCGGCTAAGCCCAAGAAGTTGATTGTTCCGCCGAACCTGATGTTTGTTGCCACCCGCCTGCTTGAGACGGAACTCCGTGTCAACACCGCCGACAACGACATCAACGCGATCAAGTCGAATGGTTCGATCCCGGAGGGTTACACTGTTAACCACTTCTTGACCGATACCCTCGGCTGGTACCTGACGACGGATGTTCCAAATGGTCTGAAGCACTTTGTCCGTACCCCGCTGGCTAACAGCATGGACGGCGACTTTGACACCGGTAACGTTCGTTATAAGGCCCGTGAACGTTACAGCTTCGGTTGGAGTGATCCTCTGGGCATCTACGGCTCGCAGGGCTAAGAACTCGGGGGGAAGGGGCTAAAACCCCTTCCCCTTAAGTTTGTTTTGTTATACGTTGCCCCTAACTAGGGTTCCTTACCCGTACCGACTGACCTAGCAGACGTAGTAGAGACGGTACGGGGATGTGCTACTACACGGAGATATTCTAATGGCTCTTACTACCTTTTCCGGTCCCGTTCAGTCGAACAACGGTTTCCAGACCTCTACCATTGTGGCGCTGGATGGAACCGCTGCCATCACTATTGCGAACACCACGGGCGCTGTGACTTTCTCCAGCGGCCAGAACACCACTGGCACGACTACCGGTTTTACGCAGGCGACGGGTTCCAACGTGCTGAGCGGCAGCACCTTCACGGGTAACAGCGGTACCACCGCCTATACCATTGGCGATATCGTCCATGCGCTGAAGGCCACCGGTATCCTCGCTCTCTAAAGGATAACCTCCGATGGCTATGCAAACTGATGTCAAGGCATCGCAACCCCTTACTTCTACTGGTTCTTTTTTGGATCAGGCGGGTAATGCGATTCCTCGTACTCGTATCAAATCCATTTACGCAATCCCCGGTGCTTCCGCAGGTAGTGTTGTAATTACCGACGGATCAGGCGGCCCCACGTTGGTTACTGTTAACACCCCCACGGCTACTAATGCCGGTGCGGTGTATATCTTGGTTCCGTCGGAAGGGCTTCTTGCGCAAACTGGGCTTTATGGCACGGTGACCAATGCTGCCTCCGTCACAGTCTTCTACGCCTAACCAGAAGAGTTATGATCTAGCTGGGCGTAGTTTGTTTGTTGCGCTTCCGGCCTATGACTTTAAGGTTTCCTTGAAGTTGGCTGTGTCTTTGGCGCGGCTGGCCCAGATGGCACCAACTCATGGCATTGACCTGCAAATCGGTAGTGTTTGCGGGTGTTCTGTCGTTTCTCGTGCTCGCAACTTGCTGGCGCAGGATATGCTGGAATCCAAGTGCACGGACCTGATCTTTATCGACAGCGATATTAACTTCGAACCGGACGATGTGCTCAGGCTTATGGCTTGGGCTTCGGACCCTAAGAAGGGTATCGTTGCGGGGGTTCCTCGCACTCGCAGCGAAGAAAAAGTTTACATTGCGGCTCTGGACCACGACGAGAACAATGACCTTACCATGAACGGCATGGGACTAGTCCGTGCAAAGCGCGTGGCTACTGCCTTCATGCTGGTGCGTCGTGAGGTCTTCGAGAAGATGGCTGCTACGCATCCTGACTGGCGGTACCGCGATGTGCGCAGTGACCGCTGGCTAACTGCGATGTTTGATTTTAAGCTTACCGAAGAAGGCTATATGGGGGAGGACTTCCTCTTCTGTGACCGTGCGCGTGAGCTTGGCTTCGAAGTCTGGATCGACCCCGCTATCAAGCTCGGCCATATGGGCGTACAGGAGTACGTCGGTGAGTTCGGCAAGGATTCCCTGTACCCGATGCTGGTCCCTGNCCCAAAGGTGGCGAATGCCTAAAACTCCCGCATGGACGCGCAAGGAAGGAAAGAACCCCAAGGGCGGTCTGAACGCCAAGGGGCGTGCGTCCTATAACCGCGCCAACCCCGGCAAACCCGGTCTGAAGCGTCCGCAGCCTGAAGGTGGTTCTCGCAGGGACTCGTTCTGCGCCCGGATGAAAGGGATGAAAAAGAAACTCACTAGCAAGAAGACTGCTAANGACCCGAATAGTCGTATCAATAAAAGCTTGAGGGCGTGGAGCTGTTAACATGGAGATGATGGTATGGAACGTCGTGCTAAGCGCCATAGTGGCCCTAATGGCCTTCATGTTTAGGAGCAAGTTTGACGAACTTGATCGTCTAGGTATTCTTATGAACAAAACCCGGGAAGAAATTGCGCGCAACCACATTACTCGGGATGAATATAGTAGAGACCTTGATAGGCTGGGAGAACGTTTTGATGCCGGTATTCTACGGCTTGAGGCCAAACTCGACGCGTTGGCTAAAGGGAAATAATGCCTGCTAAGTCTGAAAAACAACGGCAATTCATGTTGGCGGTGGCACACAGCCCAGCTTTCGCCAAAAAAGTGGGTGTTCCACAATCGGTTGGGCGTGAATTTACAAAAGGAAAAAGTACCATGAAGAAGCATCACGATGACGGCGGTATGCGCCGTGGTGGACATAAGAAGCATCATGACGACGGTGGCATGCGTCGTGGTGGACATAAGAAGCACCATGATGATGGTGGCATGAAGCGTGGCGGCCATAAGATGCACCACGATGATGGTGGCATGGCCCGTGGTGGCGCTGCTCCTCGTCTGGCGGCCCTCGCTGCTCTGGCTCGTGCGGCCCGCGCGCGTTCTATGGGTGCCCCGATGGCGGCTCCTATGCCCCCTACGCCCCCTATGCCCCCTGCTGCTCCCGGCATGAAGCGCGGTGGTCACATGAAGCATCATGACGACGGTGGCATGCGTCGTGGTGGACATAAGAAGCACCATGATGATGGCGGCATGAAGCGCGGTGGTCACATGAAGCACCACGATGATGGTGGCATGAAGCGTGGCGGTCACAAGAAGCACCACGATGATGGTGGCATGAAGCGTGGCGGTCACAAGAAGCACCACGATGATGGTGGCATGAAGCGTGGCGGACATAAGATGCACCACGATGATGGTGGCATGAAGCGTGGCGGTCACAAGAAGCACCACGATGATGGTGGCATGAAGCGTGGCGGCCATAAGATGCACCACGCTGGTACGGTTGCTTCGGGTGGTTATCGTAAAGCTGCGGATGGCCCTATCGTTAAGAAGGGTAAGACCCGTGGTGTCACCCTCCGCAGAGGCGGTAAGTGCTAATATGCGGGCGTCTCGGGGAATGGGGGACGTTCGTCCCTCCAAAATGCCTAAGGCCAAGACCGTTACTCGTAAGGACAACCCTAACGACGTGACGGTCTACGCCAAGGGCGGCAAGACAAAGAAGTGGATCGCTGGGGCTATTAAACACCCCGGCGCTCTGCGCTCTGCTTTGCATGTTCCCAAGGGTCAAAAAATCCCGGCGTCTAAGTTGGCTAAGGCCGCTAAGGCACCGGGGAAGATGGGTCAGCGTGCTCGCTTGGCTCAAACGTTTAAGAAGATGCATAAAGGCTAAAGTTATGGGCGTGGGACCTTCACTTATGCAGGGTAATAGTGCTCTCGGCACCAGCTCCAGCGCTCCTGCGCCCACAACTAACACCCCTATGCAGGGTAATAGTGCTCTCGGCACCAGCTCCAGCGCTCCTGCGCCCACAACTAACACCCCTATGCAGGGGCAATACGGTTTTTTCTCGGGACTACCGGCGTATGCGCAGGGGTTTAACCCTTATGCGCAGCCCTTTATGAGCCAGTTTGCCCCCCAGCAGCAAGGACCACAGGGCGGTTATGGCGGTCCCCCACCTTGGATGCAGGGGCAACAGGGTGGTTATGGCGGTTATGGCGGTCCCCCACCTTGGATGCAGGGGCAACAGGGTGGTTATGGCGGTCCCCCACCTTGGATGCAGGGGCAACAGGGTGGTTATGGCGGTTGGGGCCACCACAACTGGGACCAGAACCAGAACCAGAACCAGCAGCAACAGTCTACGCAAACGCAGTCGCTACAGCAGGCTAATGCGCCAGCTAATCCTAATTCTACGACATTCACCCCCTAATGCTTGGAAAACGGCGCGGTTTAGATGACAGCTTCTGGTACCACAACTTTTGATCTAGACCTCAACACTATCGTGGAAGAGGCGTTTGAGCGTTGCGGTTCGGAACTGCGGACGGGTTATGACTTGCGCACTGCGCGGCGTAGTTTGAACCTGTTGACTATTGAGTGGGCAAATCGGGGTATAAATCTCTGGACCATTGAGCAGGGTTCGATCCCTATGGTTCAGGGCCAGATTACTTACACTCTCCCTGCTGATACTATCGACCTCATCGAGCAAGTTATTCGTACTCAGCCGGGTATTATTCCGCAGACTGATATCAATATCAGCCGTATTAGTGTGGATACCTACGCCACAATCCCCAACAAGCTGGCCCAAGGCAGGCCCATTCAGGTCTGGATTAATCGTCAGTCCGGTGCAACGTACCCCGGTCCCGATCCGGCAGCGGGTGTCGACTACCCAAATATTAACGTCTGGCCATGCCCAGATCAGAGCAATTACTACACGTTTGTGTACTGGCGTATGCGTCGTATCCAAGATGCTGGCAATGGCACAAACACGCAGGACATCCCGTTCCGTATGCTGCCCGTCCTTGTGGCGGGCTTGGCGTACTACCTCGCCATGAAAATTCCAGATGCCCTGCCTCGGCTTGGGATGCTGAAGGCTGTTTACGAAGAACAGTGGCAAATGGCTTCGGATGAAGACCGGGAAAAAGCCCCCCTGCGGTTGGCCCCACGTCAGCTATTTTTCTAGAGGTGAACCGTGCCTAATAGGTTTGCTTCAGGTAAATGGGCTATCGCAGAGTGCGATAGGTGTGGCTTTCAATACAAACTGAAAGAGCTGCGGCAGCTCGTTATCAAGACCAAGAATGTAAACCAGATTGTCTGTCCGACGTGCTGGGAGCCCGATCAACCCCAGCTCCAGTTGGGTATGTACCCCGTCGACGACCCCCAAGCCCTTCGTAACCCCCGGCGCGATACAACTTACCTTCAAGCGGGTTTAACAGGGCTTCAGGTTCTTACGGTGAGCCCGCCAGACCCGTCTGCGGAGCTATCTTTTGGTACACCGTCTGGTGGTAGTCGTGTTATACAGTGGGGCTGGGACCCCGTCGGGTTGAACAACCCGTTGAATTTGTCTGGCCTTGTGAATGATCTGGTCGCACAAGGTCAGGTAGGTACAGTGACCGTGCAAACTTAAGGAGAGTTATAGTGGCTAAGGAATCTTCAAAGAGCGATATCAAGCAGGATAAGGCCATGATTAAGGCCATGATCCATAAGCATGAACGGCACGACCATCCCGGCAAGCCGCTGACAAAGTTTGCTAAGGGTGGTAAAACTGGTGCGCAGATGAAGGCTGTGGGCCGTGGTATGGCGAAAGTCATGAACCAGCGCAAGCACATGCGGCCTGTTCGTAAGATGGGGATTTAAGATGGCTGAGAAAATTTACCGGGACCCTAAGTCGGTACCGATTAACGGTAATAGTGGTTATCCGAATAATACAGCTAGTACCCAGACCCAAAAAACTCGTGGTACGGGTGCGGCTACCAAGGGTACTAAAAGCAGCAGCAAACTGGGGTAGCCCGTGAACTACACTACGCTTGTAGGTACTATTCAGGCTTATACTGAAAACGATTTCCCCAATAGTTCGGGGACGGGTGGACTTACGTCTACCCAGCAGATCAACACGTTCATTCAGGAAGCTGAACAGCGCATCTATAACACGGTGCAGTTACTGGACCTGCGCAAGAATGTGACCGGCAACGCCACGGCTTCTAATATGTACCTTACGGTGCCTACGGACTGGCTTGCTAACTATTCACTTGCAGTAATTGACCCGGTTACTGGTGGCTATGATTACCTACTGAATAAGGACGTTAACTTCATCCGCGAAGCGTTTCCGTATCCGGCGACCACTGGCAAGCCCACCCACTATGCCATGTTCGATCAGAATTCATACATCTTAGGTCCTACGCCGGATTCCAATTACTTGATGGAACTCCATTATTTTTACTATCCGCCGTCTATCGTTGAAGCGGGTACATCATGGCTGGGCGACCACTTTGATTCTGTTCTTCTCTACGGCTCGCTTCTGGAAGCGGGGGCTTTCATGAAGTCCGAAGCCGATACTATGAGCGTCTACCAAAAGCGGTATGATGAAGCCTTAGCCCAACTAAAGGAATTGGGTGAAGGGAAGAATCGACAGGATATGTACCGCACGCAACAGGTTAGGTACCCCGTTAAATGAGCGATATGTCTTTGGTTTTTGGTGTCGATGTTGGCAATGTGATGGTGCAGACCACGTATAATCGCGGGTTTACGCCTGAGGAGATTGCCGAACGCGCACTGGATAAGATTGTGCATGTGGGTAGCAACGCGCACCCCGCTATCAGGGAACAGGCAGAAGCTTTCAAGGATAATATCCGTGCGGTGTTGGTGTATTACATGAATGAGGCCGTTCGGTCTCATAACGTTACTCTGGTTAGCAAGTTCCAGAAAGCAGGCTATCCCGAGCTGGTTAAAATTCTGGATACTTAAGGAGAACTACAATGGCAATTACGCAAGCTATGTGCTCTAGCTTCAAGGCTGAGCTTATGTTGGCCGTACACGATTTTCGTCCTGCCGGTCAGACCGGTGCCAGCACATTTAAGCTGGCGCTGTATACTTCGTCGGCTGCTATCGACGCCAATACTACGGCGTACACATCCTCTAACGAGGTGTCGACTTCCGGTACGAACTATACTGCCGGTGGCAACGCGCTGACTAATCTTGGTGTTACTACGGTTGATACCAGTTCTTCGGCGGGTACGGGGTATACGAACTTCAGCACCCTTACTTTTTCGAACGCGTCGTTCACGGCTCGTGGTGCGCTTATCTACAACACCACACCAAAGTCTAACAGCAACGCCAATACTACGCTGACGAAC